ATCGAAACTGTTACGTTAGAACGACCAATACTTGGCTGTATCGTTTCGTCACTACCAACAACGAACAACGTGCTCATGCCATTGTCTAGGTTGATCGACAACTCAGTAATAACGGCAATTGGAACGCCATTCTCGTTAATTGTTCCCGTAAAACTATCGAACGGGCTTGTAGTTGTTGCCGCTGAGTATGTAGCACCTGCAACAATAGACGAGCTAGTAGTCAAGCTTTTGCCAATAACGCCCAGCGTAGCCGTTACCATCGCGTTTGGCGCTACTGATAAAGCTAATGTATTAAACTCGCATCCAGCCATACGGTAGTATCGGTCTGTCAGGTCTGCAAAATCACGCTCAATAGTAAATGATCGGCGCGTTACGCCAGCTTTCAACTGATCTGTGCCAGAAATAGGCTCGTCAGTATCCCACGTACCACCGAGAACTGCTTCTAAAATATCATCGAATGACGTGTATGACAATTCGATACTAACATCACCTGAAGTCGATTTATTCCCGTGTCGAAAATCTGAAATCTGACGATCTGAGCGCAGTTCTTCAGATTGAAAAGAGTCTTTACTTAAACCTAAAGTTGTGCCAGTATGCCGTAGTGCTTTAAATACCGGAGTTGATGGAGTTACTCCATACGTGGATTCCTCCACATACGCCATCGAGTGGCGAGAGCCGTTTGCTATAGTCATGATTTACCTCGGCGCTGTATGCGCTGTATAATTAATTGATAATGTGATGACGTATCTATCATCAACAACTTGACCAACGGCTCTTGAGACGTTGCCAATTCTTACCTCTGTGCTGTTGTAGCTCAGATCTGTTCCGCGCTTAAAGTGATCTGATATTGCGTCTGATAGCGTAATCGCGTCTGACTTACCATTACCACTTAGTGCGTAAATGTCTATCTGATATATTCCGGCGTTTAGATCTATACCTTGAGATCCTAATCCGGCTTGAGTTGTAGATGCTGGTATATTTGTTACACGTAAATATAAAACGTCGTGTTCAGGATTATAACCGCCATTCTCCCATGATACAGGAGGCAATGATGGCATGATGTTTAATCTTCCATCTAGGGCCGCGCTAATGTCTGCAAAAACAGTGCTCATTTAACACTCCTCGCTGCCTTTTCGATAAATGCTTTATATTCTCTTACGCTCAATCTAAGCATTCCTACCGGAGCCTGAAGCGACCAGCCATATTCAAGACGGCGAATGTACGGAAGGTTATTTACTATCCATATTGTGTCATCGCCATCCCATGCTGATACTGTTTGTGCAGCATTATTTAGTGCAACTGATCCATTCTTGTCCACTGTATTAAGAACTGATGAAGATGGAGAATTAATACTTGAAACCCAGCTTCCCTTAGCTCTGCCAGTATCAACAGGCGTTTTCTTTATAATGTTTCCGAATATATCAAGCGCCACCTTGCGCCTAACAGTATCAATATTAGCGCCCGTCTTTTCCGCAAATTTTCTCAAATCAATAGTAAACGACACAATTAAACCCTCAGTTGAACTGCGTATAGCATTACAGTATCAGCGGGGGACAATGGCATAACATTCATAACTCTATTTTCAACGCCGTTTAACGTGCATGTATCATTAATTAACGGCTCTCCCTGATCTGGCTCAAACAGTAGCTTAATATCAGTCGCTTTGATTAACGTCCCGTCAATCTCTGATTTGTCGAATTTAGTCTGTACACATTTGCCGGAAACTGTTACAGTAGTTCCACCCGTATATTCACCTGCAACCGGATCAAACGTAGCACCGCTTGCACGCGAAAACTCAACGTCTTTACCGAAACGCTGAATTAATCGTATAGCTGTTGACTGTAGACCTGAGTAATCGAAAGACATAACAAAACCAAAATATAATATATATCGTATTATACCATGCTTGATATTGTGGTTATGATGTGGTAGTATTCGTTGAATCAATAACTAAATAGGATTTGATTATGAGTTTTTTAGATGTGGCTTTATTGTTTTGGGTTGTACCATCGCTTATAGCTTGTTTATATCTAATACATATGATAAGAGTTAAGGATGATAAAAAGCCTGAAGACTATGATATAGAATATATACTGTGCGTTGTTATATGGTCTGTTGTGTACCCTGCTGTATTCGTATCATTTGTTAATGATTCACTATTGCCTTTTTATGAAAAGTACGTAAGCTATTCAACAAATAACATTAACTAACGATACATAACGTTAGTAAACCCGCTAGCACTTCCGCTAACAAATTTAGACATGATGCGTTCAACTTCAGGGTGAATTACTGTACGGTAATTCGCCTGTTTTTGTTCTGACGTTGTTTGATATTCAACCTCAATAACATCAACTTTTTCGCGCTTAACTGCGCTAACCTGATCTGCTGATTCTGTCTGTCGATCTGTCTTGCTGATATGATACGCTTGCAACGCTGTAGCGCGTGCAAGGTCTGTTGGATATGATGTGTAATCTGTGATTAATACGCCTGTGCGGTTATCTATAACGCCAGTGCGAGGCCAATACAACGAATAACTAGCATCGTATAATTTGCCGTCATAGCTAGCTCCATAAATATCGTCCAGCATAGTTGTTGATGCAATCAATGCAACATCTTGATCTGTAATAACAGTCGCGTAATCCTGTTTATAAGGATCTGCCTCCCATACCGCAATAGCATCCGCATTTGAGATATAAGAATTCGCTGTTGCACTTGGTACGCTATCGACTGCCATTTTTAAACCTACGCTAGAAAGGCACCCGCCGCGACTGCGCAACGCTAAAGTGCCTGTATTTAACCAATACTAGTATATACGCTGTTAATGTGCGCGTATTTGGTTATTATAGCATACGTTCGAGCTACAACCTAACCCGCTTACCATTAACCCGCATTACCATTGACTTTTCAGCCCAATAGCACACTTTTTCAGCGTCCGGTTTTACGTCAATACCGAAGTACTGAAACGCTTTAGCTAGCAGAATAACGCAGTACATGTACCACTTAAACCACCACGCGATAGTTATAGTAACATCAATTTCTTTAGCCATTAGTGAACTACCTCGGCAATCTTAGCAAACGGTAATTCAAGATCATAGCCTAAATCCTCAGCAATCAACTGAGCTACCGACAATAATGTATTGTAGCATTCAATCGTATCATTAACATCTAAGCAGCTTTCTATTACATCTTGATATAGATCTTTAACTTCTTCTTTATCAACTGGAAAATTGCTTTCTTCTGTAAAATACATTATACTGCCCTCTATTTTAGTCTACTGGGTATTATATATGAATTTCAAACATCCGCAACAATTTAATACATCTGTTTTGCCGCCGATTTCTGATAAGTTTTGGCTATGGATCGAGACTGATAATGGCGAGATATTGAGAGTAAAAAGAACGGCAATTATTCAAGACAAATGCCGTTGGGAATGGCCTGTAATAGAAATGAGGGGCAATGAATTTATCGCTTCAGTCGTTGGTTGGGCTTATCCGTAAATCAGTAACGCTTAACTTAACGCCACCGTGCCATGAGCAAGCGCCTTTACCATATGAATGGCTAAGGCTACCGTCATGGCACAATGACCGAACGCCGCCAAACATCAACAGTAGCCACACAACAAACCCACCTAAAACAAACCAACATAGCCTGCATGGCGCCATTATTTAGACTGCCCTGTGGTCTGCTCTGTCTGCGGCTTCTCAATTACATATTCAGGTTTTACAATAGCGGACGGCCTAACTATTACCATAGAAATTAAAGCGCCTACAACGGCTGTTATAACGATTCTAAGCGCCCAATCGTAAGCGTTTTTTATCGGCTTGAATTGATCTTTACTTACCGTATTATTCTGTAAATCTAAAATTTTTTTTTCTAGTTCTACATCCTTTTTTTCACACTCAGCGAACCGAATTTCGGTTACTTGTTCATTGGCCCGAATATCGCTTACAACAGATAAAACTTCATCCATCTTATCCGACATTCTGTCCATCTGGTGATGCATCCTTTCTAGAAATTCATGATCAAGCATTTTAAATCCTGATTTATTAAATGCACCACGGCACTGTTATTTTATGCAAGCGAGATAGTATTCGTTTTGAAACTCGTTAATATAACGCTGTTTATTCCGTTTTACTGACATATGAGGGTATGAGTAAGCGTGCTTAGCTAATGCGAACATAAAATTACGCAACGCCTCGTTAGTATCAGATTTTTTAATAGCACCGACTAGCTCAACCATTGGCACGCCATTCTGTCTAGCTGACATAATGCTTTTGGCCAACTCTGCAATCTCAGTACAGTTATCAGCTGCATTGGCACTGACAGCAAAAACAAACATAAACGCGATAATAAATTTTTTCATGGTTTCTATCCTTTTTTGATGATTTTGCAGTACCATCCATTAACCACCACACTCGCATCGTCATCAGATAAAATTCTAAAAACAGCAGGATTATTAAGTGCATCAGTATTACCCATATAAATACCGTTAAATGCACTTATTTTATACGTCCCTGCCGATTTATACACCTGATGTACGAACGGAATTGAATACTCGCTAATCCCTTCGTTCATGTATAAATTAACTTCAACATACTGGTTAGGGCTTGTGGTTGTAACTTCAATCTCAAGCCTTATGTCAACCATATCACCTAAAGACAGGTCTGTCCAATCAAATTTATTAGATACTGAATCCCATATATCAGTAATGCCAGTTGGTTTATATAAACTATTAGAAAATATACCTAGACCGTCATTTGTTAGCGCAATCTCACCCAATATAGCGGTAACAGATAATGGCAACAAGCTAGTAGCCGTATCGTTATAATCAATAAATCCTATATCGGATGAATATCCAGTTACTATCTCAGTAACACCGCCGAAAGCTGGGGAGTATGTCATTAATATAAACCTTTGCAACTAATGTTACTAACAGTTCCCGAGAAAGAAAGCATTGCTTGAAATATCAATCCAGCAGACGAGTTATCATCTAGAACAAAAACATAGTCGCCGCTAGTTGTTATTGAGTTGTTATCTCCACCGCCTAGTCTTACTCGTAATTCTCCAGCCGTCATATCTACAGATAGACGAACCACATAAGCTTCGCCGCCTTGTATTTCGGGTATATTTAATCCAAGCGAGCTAGGATCAACTCCGTTTGGTGTGTACGTGTATGTAGAGTTTCCGTTGTCTACCCATCTATCCCCAACGTTAGTAAAATTATCGTCAAACAGCGCAGTAGATCGGAAGAGCACACGTCTGAACTCCAGTCACCGTACGTAAACTCGTATGCCGTCTTCTGCTTGAAAA